TGCGGGACTGAACGGCAAGCAGGCTCAGACCCTGCACGATGCGTTTGCACTCGCTCAGGCTGAACAAGCCAAGGCGCATGTGACCGCGTTGACGCAGGCCGTCGAACAAACCGCCGATGCACTCGTGAAGGAATGGGGGCCTCAGGATTCCGAGGGCTTCAAGACGAAACACGAGTTGGCCAACCGGGCTTTGAAAAAGCTGGGTCTGGTCGAGAGTTTCCAGAAGTCGGGCATCATCCTGCCGGATGGCGCTTTGACCGACCCCGCTCTCGCGAAGGCGTTCTCTGTCATCGGTGAAAAGATGTTTGCCGAAGATCAGATCGACGGGGCGCCAGCGTCCGGCGGGGGCAAAAACCCCTTCAAGGACGACACGTTCAACCTCTCGGAAATCAGCAACCTGGTTCGCACCGATCCTGAACAAGCGCGGCGCCTAGCGCGTGAAGCCGGGAAGGACCCGGCGCAGTGGCTCGGAAAGAAATAGCCCTGTACGCGGCCGCCTCTTTGAAGGACTACCACAATGGCTGATGCTTACACCCGGTTGTCGGACGTTATCGTTCCGGCTCCCTATGCGCGCTACTCGTTCGAGCAGCACGTTGAAAAGCTGGATATCTTTCAGGCCGGCTTGCTTGCCACCGATCCTGCGATCACCGGCAAGTTTTCGGAAGGCGGAAAGCTCGTTGAGCTCCCGGGCTGGAAGGACCTGGGGTCCGATGCGTCGGAGCCGGTCAACGATGATCCGTCCGATTCCATCGAGACGAAGAAGCTGGGCACCCGTTCTGAAACGGCGCTGCGCCAGTTCCGCGCTCAGGCGTGGGCGTGGCCGGACCTGACCGCCGTGCTGGCGGGCGAAGACCCGGGCAAGATCATCGCGGATCGCCAGACCGATTACTGGCAGCGTGCTATGAAGAAGTCCGTGCTTGCGACCATGGCCGGCATTCTTGCCGACAACGTCGCGAACGACTCTGGTGACATGCTCAAGGATACCAATGCGTCGATCACGGATACCGACCTGATCGATGCGGCGTATCTGCATGGCGACCAGTCGGACAGTTTCGTCGGCGTGATGATGCACTCGAAACAGATGCAGGTCCTCAAGAAAGCGGACCTCATCGACTACATGCCGCCTTCCGAGCAAGGTGGCATGATGATCCCGACCTATCAGGGCCTTCGTGTCCTGGTGGACGATGGGATCACCATCACGGGCGGCACTGAATACAACGCCTTCCTGTTTAAGCGTGGGGCCATCGTCTATGACGAAATCCCCGTGACCACGGAAGGCGGGCCGGTCGAAATGGACCGCAAGCCCCGTCAGGCGCATGGCGGCGGCGTCACTGAAATGGTGGCGCGTCGTCAGTTCATCATGCACCCGCGCGGCTTCGATTGGCTGCATGCTTCGGTGGCTGGCGTTTTCCCGACTGACACCGAACTGGCTGCGGCTGCGAACTGGAACCGCACCGTCACCAGCCTCAAGAACACCGGCATCGTTTGGTTGCGCACCACTGAGGCGTAATCGCTGCAAACTGGGGAGAGCTACGGCTCTCCCTTTTTTCTTTCCCCTGCCAAGGAGGACACCAATGGCAACCGAGAAATCAGCGGCAGTTCTGACGATCAAGGATGCGGGCAAGATGACGCCTTCCGGCGCGCGAGCCGTCGCGAACTGGCTGCGCAAGCAAGCGGGCTATCTGGAGCGGGCTAATGAGCGCAAGGCGCTCTCTGACCGATACCGCGCGCGATACCTTTACAGCGAGGAATCCTGATGCCGTACAAGCCCACAGGGAAGCCTCCTGGCCGTCCTCGCAAGGCGAAGCCGGATGTGGAGCTACCGAAGCCCGTTGAGCCACCCAAGCCCCTTACGCGCGCTCGTGCTGGTTTTCGCCGGGCGTTCGAAAATCCGGCGGATGCGCTCCATCATCCGCCGCGTCGCATCAAGCGCGAAGTCGGTCGGCGTCCTATCCTGCATCCCAACGTGATCAAGGGCTAAACGCATGGCTGCGGTCACGGTGGAAGATGTAGCCAATCAGGCGCTGGGCATTCTGGCAGAGGCGCCGATTGAAAATCTCGACGAAGATACCAAGGCCGCGCGCCTGCTCAATCTGCACTATGAAACGACGCGCCAGTCCGAATTGATCAAGCAAGCGTGGTCGTTCGCGATCTTCCGCGTGGAGTTAACCTCTGACCCCGATGCGCCGACAAGCTCGGAATATCGATATGGCTATGCCGTTCCAGAGGACGCCCTGCGAGTTCTTCCGCTCACCGATACGGGCGAGGCAACAGGGCGCATGATCCCTTGGAAGAATGAGGGCGGGCTGATCCTGACGAACTATGAAAGCCCGCGCCTGATCCGATACATAGGCAATATGACGGACCCGGGCGACTGGTCACCGCTATTTGTCGAGGCTTTGGCTGCGCGCTTAGCCATGAAAATCGCCATCCCCCTGACGCAGAAGCCGACATTCCTGACCGGTGCGAAGAATGCTTACGACGAAGCGATTGCAGACGCGCGGCGAATGAACGCTATCGAAGCCAGTTCGATCCCAGGCTCGCAATCCTGGTCCGAGGCTCGCGGCGACACGGTGCCATTTCGATGACGCTCTATCCGACGCAGGACTCATTTGTCAGGGGCGAGATCACGCCGCGCCTTCATGCGCGCGCGTCCCTTGATCTGTACCGGTCCGCGTTGGCGATCTGCGAGAATTTTGTCACCATGCCGCACGGTGGAATCCGCAAGCGCGGCGGGACATACTTTGCTGCGGAAACCAAAGGATCATTGCCGGCGCGGCCGGTGCCATTCGTCTTCTCCGAAGAACAATCTTATTGCCTGTATTTCGGGGATCATTATTTCCGGGTCTACGCCTATGGCGGGCCTGTTCTAAGTGACGGCGACGTGGTTGAAGTGGCAACGCCGTATGCGCAAGACGAGGTCGATGAACTTCAATTCACGCAATCCGGTGATGCACTCTACATCGTTCATCCCTCGTATGCGCCGCGCAAGGTAACGCGATCCAGCAACACGGCTTGGGCGATCGATATTCTGGCTTATGTTGACGGGCCCTTTGGTCAACAGAACACGGATAAGACTATCAAGGTCTATGCCAGTGCAGCGACTGGAACGATATCTCTCACGGCCAATTCGTCAATTTTCACGGCCGACATGGTTGATCAACTGTTCAAGATCGAGGTGGAGAGTTACGAGACGTGGAAGCCGTGGGAGGCTGGCGGCTATCTGACGAATAACGATGTCAGCGGCATCAAGCGTCGGCACGATGGCAATATCTATCTTGCAACGGCGCCAACCGATGCTGTTGGCAAGATCAGGATGGGCGGAACGCCTCCGACCCATGTCGAGGGATCGGAGTGGGACGGCGCGGGTGAAGTACCTGAGCACTATAGTGATCTGACGACCGATTTTGACGACAACTATGGCGTCAAGTGGCAGTACCTGCATTCGGGCTTTGGAGTGGTGCAGATCGCAGGCGTTTCCGTCGATGGCCTGTCTGCATCGGCGGTCGTCAAGCGTGATTTCCCGGCCGAATTGGTAGGGTCTGGAAACGCATCATATCGCTGGTCTGCGGGCGGGTTTGGCGGCGATGTCGGATTTCCCCGGTCTGTCGCTATATTTGAGGAGCGGCTGTTCTATGGGCAGAAATACTCTGTCTATGGCTCGAAGACATTTGACTTCCGGAGTTTTCAGTCGGGAGCGGATGACGATGACGCTCTTGCGTTCCAACTGGCGGGAACGAGTAACATCACGTGGTTGCAGGAATCGGACGGTTTCCTTCTGATTGGCACGATCGGTGGGGTGCGCACGCTCTCTGGCGGCAACAACGAGCCGCTTACGCCGTCGAAGTTCAAGAACCGATCTTCACCCACAAAGCGCTGTTCCAGCATTCCGCCAGTTAAGGCCGGCTCCACGCTCGTCTATATCGGCTTTGATCGAAAATCGATTGTCGAAACCAACTTCTCCTTGGAGAAAAACGGTTACTCAACGCCGCCGATCAGCCTGATTTCGGAGCATATCCCAAAGGCTGGCATTAACTCCCTGTGCTTCCAAAGCGAGCCTGATCCCGTTTTTTGGATGGGACTAGATAGCGGGCAACTCGCCGGGCTCACTTACGAGTCTGACCAGAACGTCAGGGGTTGGCATCGTCACAAGATCGGCGGGGTGTTCGGCAACTACGATCATGGTGTTGTAGAGAGTGTCGTCTCGACGCCAGGGCAGACCGGCGCTGACGATGTTTGGCTCGTTGTTAAGCGGACCATTGATGGTGCCACGCGACGCTATATCGAGGTTATTCAGCCCGCGTTTGAATACAGCGATTTGATGGACGCGTTCATGGTTGATTGCGGCCTGACTTACGACGGCCCCGCCGTTAACTCGGTATCGGGCGTGAACCACCTTGAAGCGGAATGGACCACGATCTTGGCCGATGGAAAGGTCTATCGCGACATACGGGTTATTGGTGGCGTGGTGAAGTTGCCTGACGGTGTGACGGCTTCAAAGTGGCATGTCGGATTGCCGTATACCGCTGTAGCCGAAACCCTTGAGCTGGATGTCGGCGGACGTGATGGATCTGTCATGGGCCGCCGCAAGCGCGTGAACTCGGTCATATTCTCGGTGCTCGAAACCGCAAATATCTATGTCCGTTCCGCCTCTCGGTCGTCGTTTGAATTGCAAAAAGCCGGACGCAATACGATTGCGCCTAAGACCGATACGGTTTCGCTCTACACCGGCAATCTGGATGAAGTGAAGCTCACCGACACGTGGGAGGGTCAAGGCCGCATTCGGATAGAAGCGCCCGATCCTGTCCCTTGTACGATCCGTGCGATTATCCCCGGCTTCGACAGCGAGGGTTCATAATGTGTGCCTTTGCTCCCTTGATGTTGGCGAGTACCGCGCTATCGGCGGTTGGCTCGGTCATGCAGGGCAATCAGGCTGCGGCGGCTGGCGCGGCTCAACAGCGGGCCTACAATCAGACGGCGGATGCCGAGAGGGTTGCGTCCGGCTATGAGGCCACGCGGGTTTTTGATCGTAACCGCCGGGCTCAGTCTGCCGCGCTGACGCAAGTCGCTGGCTCAGGCGTTTCCCTGCTCGGATCGCCAACCGAAGTTCTGGCTGACAATGCCGTTCAATCTCAGATGGATGTGGACGCTATTCGCTTTGGTTCTCAGATCAAGCAGAACAATCTGCGCACGCAAGGTGATCTCGCCATGTTCTCGGGCCAGCAGCGGCAGCAGGCCGGGTTCTTGGGAGCGGTTACGAATGTCGCCAGCGGATTGACCGCGCTTTACACGCCGCGTTCGTCTATCCGTCTCGGCGGGTCTGGCTTTGGGATGGGCTTCACCTGATGGCGCGGCTCCCTAATATTCGCCGGTCTGAACGGCAGAGCGCTATGGCGCCAGCATCGCCAACCCCGACGCGCAGCATGGCGGACCTGCCGCCGTCTGTCGGATACCTGCAAGGCGAGATTGAACGTCTGCCGGTTGCCGATCCGATTACAGGCGATGAAGAATTCCCGATCCTGCAAGGTGGACAGGCCAAACGTGGATCGACGCGCTCACTGATTAAGCGCATCCGCGAAGAAGCCAACGACGTTGCAGAGAATGCAGCCAAGCTGGCAGTAGAGGGGGGCGGGAGCGGCCGGCACTCTCTCGTTCGGAGTTTTAACCGCGCCCGGTCCCTGGCCTCGCTCGATGGCTCCGAGAGTGTTGGCATTGTACGTGAAGGCGAGTTTTTCCGTGTTCCGATGTCGCTCCTGCTTGGTAGTAGCGGCGGCGGTGATGCCGATACGCTCGGCGGGCAGTTGCCGGCATATTTCCTTGATTGGGCAAACTTCACTGGCGTGCCGGCCACCTTCACGCCAAGCCCGCATACGCATCCGATCAGTGACGTAACCGGCCTGCAAACGGCGCTTGACGCCAAAGCCGCGCTTGCTTCACCGGCTCTCACAGGGAATCCGACCGCACCCACGCAAGCCGCCGGGAATAACTCTACGCGCATTGCGACGACGGCCTATACCGATGCGGCGATTGCCGCGCTGATTGCATCGGCGCCCGGTGTTCTGGATACGCTGGATGAGATCGCCGCCGCACTTGGCGACGATCCGAACTTTGCCGCGACCATGACAGCGGCACTGGCCGGGAAGCTGGCAAAGTCATCGAACCTTTCCGATCTTGCAAACGCAGCGACGGCGCGGGCGAACCTTGGTGTTGCTATCGGTACGGATGTTGCCGCTCAGTCGCACGTTGGGTCCGGTGGGGCGGCTCATGCGGCCGTGGTGGCTGGTGGCGCTGCCGGGTTTATGACCGGCACAGACAAGACGAAGTTGGATGGTGTCGCCACCGGTGCCGATGCAACAGGATCTGCTATTGTCGCGGCGGCGGCGAAAGCAGCGCCGGTAGATGCAGATACAATCCCGTTAAGCGACAGTGCCGCATCGAATGCATTGAAGAAGGTCACGTGGGCCAACATTAAGGCCACGCTCAAGACGTACTTCGACACGATTTATGCATTG